CCCCATCGGGCCAGGCGCCCAGCCTGGCGCGCCGGCGCCGGCGCCGCGGGTGAGCGTGACGCCCGGCAACGCGCCCAAGGGCGGCAGTGCCACCAGCATCGGCGTGCCGGGCAGCAACGGCGGCCGGGGCCGCTGATGGCGAATGTGGCCGCGGCCATCCGTCGGGCCAGCCAGACGGCGCGCAATGCGATGCAGCAGCTGGATCTGGAGATGGCCACCGAGCTGCTGCAGGTCTACCAGGACGCGGCCGAGCAGGTGAGGGCGCTGATCGGCCAGGCTGGTGACCAGGGCGGCCCGGTGCGCCTCGAGCAGCTGCGCGGCTTGCTCGAGCGCATCGACCAGGTGCTGGACACGCTGGGCAAGGCGCGTGATGCGCTGCTGCAGTCCGGCATCGAGCGCGCTGCGCAGCTGGGCGTGCAGCCGCTGACGGCTGGCGGCCTGGCAGCCACAGGCCGGGCCGTGGGCCTGCAGGCGCCGCTGGATGCGGCCGAAGCGCTGCGCGTGATCGACGCGGCGGTGCAGTTCACGGTGAACTTCAGGGCGGCTGATGGCCTGGTGCTCAGCGACCGCCTGTGGCGGGTGGACCGCGGGGCCAAGGACGCGCTGCACCGGTCGATCGAGCAGGCAGTGGTGCAGGGCTGGAATGCCGACAAGGCGGCGCAGGAGTTCGTGCTGCGCGGCCAGGCCGTGCCGGCGGACACAGCGCAGGCGCAGGCGGCGAACAGTGTGAGCCGGGTGATGGTGGGCGCCGACTACCTGCAGGACCAGCGCACCGGCGCCGTGGCCGATGTGCTGCGGGTGACGCGCACGGAGATCAACCGCGCCCACGGGGAGGCCTACATGGACGGCGCCGGCCGCGCCGACGGCGTGGTGGGCTTCCGCTTCCTGCTGAGCCCGCGGCACCCGCGGCCCGACATCTGCGACCTGCTGGCCAGCCAGAACCTGCACGGGCTGGGCCGGGGGGTATATCCCGACCGCAAGCGCACCCCCTGGCCAGCGCACCCCAACACCTTGAGCTTCATCGTGGCGGTGTTCGCCGACGAGGTGACGCCCGAAGACCGCGCCGGCAAGGAGACACCCACCGAGGCGCTGGCCAGGATGGCGCCCGAGCTGCGCGCCGGCGTGCTGGGCCCGACGAAGGCCGGCTACTTCGACCAGGGCCTGCTGACGCGCGGGATGCTGCGCAGCCGGGTGGGCGACGTGCGCCAGCGGCTGACCCGCCAGGGCCGGATCTGACCGGCCAGCCGCCTGCCGCGGGCTGAGGCCTGCCCACAGGGCGCCGGCCGTGCTGCAGGCCCTGTGGCGCGCGATCGCCGTGGCCGCACCCACTGCCTCACCGTCTTGTTGATCGACGCGCCTGGGCCCGCCTGACGCGCCGGCTGTGCCTTTCGAGGCGATGCGCCGTGGCGGTGGCCATCGACATGCGGCCGGCCATCGCGTGCCGACCCTCCCCGCTCCCCACCCGAAGAAGCCTCCGGCCGGATCAGGGATGACCCGAAGGGCAGGGGCGGCCGCCGTGCGATTTTCTTGAATGGGAAGGCAGGGAGAGCGGCAAAAACCCGTGGAACCGTGGATACAAATGGCCTAAGTGCTTGATCCACTAAGCAAACAGGCCCCTGCCGATGGGCCGTTTCTTCCACGGGTCGGGCCATTTTCTCCACGGGTCTGGCTGTTTCTTCCACATGCCTGTTTTCCGCATCCACTCTTCTCTCTCTCTCTAAGTTGTTGATGAGAAAGAGAAAAGAGGTGGAGTCGGCAGGTATTCACCATATCGGTGCATCCACAGGTTGCACAAAACGTGACGATTTGTAACCACGGGTCGCGAACCCCATCCACGGGTTTTCCGTGGATGCGGGGATCGGCCAAGTGCTTGTCGGCATTGCGCTTTTCGGCCGCAAGGTGGGCGATCCACGGATCCACGGAAAAAATGCGCTACCCCCCCCTGACCGAGGCCGCGCAGACCGTGGATGTGATGACCGATGACCAGGCCGTCGATGCCTGGATGACCCACCTGGAAGGTGCCCGCGGCCGGCGGCCACGCACGCTGGAGTCCTACCGCATGGCGCTATCGAAGCTGCGGGAGTTCCTGGGCGGCAAGCAGCTGCTGCTGGCCGAGCCGGCCGAGCTCGAGGGCTTCGCGGGGATCTGGCTGCACAAGCGCGGCGTGGTGGCGCGCAGCCGCAAGCCCTACGTGAGCGCGCTGCGCGGCTTCTACGCCTGGGCCCACGGCCGCCAGCTGATCGACCGCGACCCGAGCACCGAGCTGCAGCACCCGAAGACCGCGAAGCCGTTGCCCCACGCGCTGAGCCTGGCCAGCGCCGAGAAGCTGATGTGGGCGCCCGACCTCGCCACGTTCATCGGGCTGAGAGACGCCACGATCCTGGCCCTGCTGATGGGCTGTGGCATCCGCGTGGGTGGGCTGTGCGGGCTGAACGAGGGCGACCTGCGCAGCGTCGAGGTGGACGGCAAGCAGCGCCTGGTGATCCGCGTGACGGAGAAGGGCGGCAAGGAGCGCATGCTGCCTGTGCCCCGCGAGGCGGAGATGCTGCTGCGGATCTACATCGACCACGAGGAGCTGAAGACGCTCGATCGCACGGTGGTCGACCGCGCCGGCCGGCCCGACAAGCTGCTGTTCGTGCAGACGGTGAACAGCGCGGTGTCGGCCGACCAGTGGCACGGCGAGAAGCTGCGGCTGTCACGCCATGCCGTGTGGCGAATCATCCAGCGCCATGGGGAGAAGGCCGGCGTGCCGCGCGAGGAGCGCCACCCGCATGCATTCCGCCACCTGTTCGGCGTGGAGCTGGCAGAGGACAACGTGGACCTGATCACCAGGCAGGACCTGCTGGGCCACGCCGACCCGAAGAGCACCGCCATCTACACCGCCATGAGCATGCGCCGGCGCACGAAGGTGCTGGATGCCAGCGGCCCACTGGCCAAGATGAAGAGCCCGGTGTCGGCCGTGCTCAAGCGCCTGTAGGCCGGGCCTGCCATGCGTGCATCCGCGGCCAACCCGGGCACACAAAGCCTAGTGCGGTGCCGGGCCACTCTCCACGAGAACAAGGAAACATCGATGACGCGAGACCATTCCGCGCTTCGCCCGAACTCTGTTACAACCCGGCCTAACTCAGATTGGGGCACACAAACAGTGCATGGCCCTGGACTGCGCATGCTGTCGGATTGCGCAGTGCTGGCGGGTGGTCTCCCTGGTGATGGAGGCCGCCATGCTCGGTGAATCACGCAGTCCATCGGCTGCAGACCTGACTCTGGACCTGTGGCCTGAGCATCCCCGGCCGGCCCTGCACGCCCCTGGTGCACCTGGCGGCAGGGGGGTGGGGGCTCGGCAGGGCGGTCGGCGGCCCCGCGGGGGGGGAGGTGGGTACCTGGATGGACGCACTCCCTCAGAACTTCCGGCGGACGCGCGGCTACGCGAGCTGGCCGAAATCGGCCTGTCGGCGACCTGGCTGGCCGTGGCCGAGCAGCTGGGCTATGACCAGTTCGTGGCGATGTGGCGCCTGCTGTCGGCCGACGCAGCCCTGCGCAACGACGACAACCAGATCGAGCTCCGTCTGCGTCCGTTCCGGGCCTGGGAGAGGTACCAGCGCAACCGGTACATCGCGACCCTGGTGCAGGCCGGGCTGCGGCCCAGCGAGATCCACGCGATGGTCGAGGAGAACCTGGGCGAGACCCTCAGCAGCCGCCACATCAAGCGCCTGGCTGCGCGAGGCAAGGCCCGGCGCTGATGTGCCCCGCACCATCGATGGAAAGGCCTCGCTGGCTCACTGGATGTGCGCCAGCGGTGGGGATAGGGTGTGAGGCATGAAGCGCGCGATCGTCTACGCGCGGGTGAGCACCGAGCGCCAGGCCGATGAGGGCCTGTCGATCGACAGCCAGGTGCAGGCCTGCGAGCGCAAGGCGGCCGAGCTGGGCGCTGTGGTGCTGCACGTGTACCGGGATGAGGGGATTTCAGGCACCACCGACGCGCGGCCAGGCTTCAGGGCTGCAATCCACCGCTGCAGCGCTGGGGGCGTCGACCTGATGCTGTGCTGGAGCAGTTCGCGCTTTGCCCGCGATCAGCACGCCGCGATCACCTACAAGCGCGAGCTGGCGGCGCACGGGGTGAAGCTGGTCTATGCGCACAGCAGCGTGGACCTGGAGACGATGGAAGGCTGGATGCTGGACAGCTTCC